AGAAAGGAGAGAGAACAACTCCTTCAAACAGGAAATGATTTATGTGGGCTGAAGCTCTACTCCAATCTATTTCAGGAGATCCTTTGTCTGATAGAGAATGTTCTTTCCAAAAGTGTTCTGATAGAAAATCAGCTATGTGTTTGCCATTTTCAGGGGTGGCCAACACGGATTTTATACTTAGATTCATGCAAGTTTTTTAGCTATGTCTTCTCCAAACTTTTGCATTTTGTACATTTCACGAGCACCCATAAGTCTTTGTTCATATTCATCTTGAGGATCAGCACCAGCCATAATACCCATACCTCTTACTGCTGCTGAGTTGGTTACAAACTCACCATCGCTCAACATAGCTGGAATCTCATCGCCTTTCTCACCGCCAGGCCCAGTAACAAGTTGGTCTCTTTCTACAAAAGTTCCATCTTTAGCATAGAGTTGACTGGCTATACGCCTAGGCTGTAGATCGTCTATAAAAGTAGCTTCTCTTGGAGGTGCTACCAATGGAGAGAAAGGTACGCCTTTAGCTTGCGCATAAATTTTAGATACTTCAGATGGATAGAACCTATAAACATTTGGTGTTACATCTTTAGCATCAATACTAATCCTAGCTCCTGGTTTTGTATCACTGTAACCTAAAGAACCTATGCCAGACTTTGCACCATAAGCTCTAGCAAGAGCAGTAGCCATATCTTCTTCTGTGCCTTCGCCTGTGTCTACGCCTAAAATATTTTCTAGATAATCGTTAATATCAAAATTACTAAAGTCAAAACCAGCTATGCCTCCTCTTTGAAATCTTTGTAACTGAGGTATGCTTGCTTGAGATCCTTTAATTATTTGGCCTCTTACAAGTGGAGAGAAATCATTAGCTTCTGCAACAAGAGATAACATTTCTCCTATTTTTTCTATATCAGATTTTTTTTCTTTATCCTCTTCTTCTTTTTTATTAACTTCTTCTAGATCTTCTTCTGCTTCATCTTGTGCATCTTTATCAAACACATCACTGAAATCAATATCTTTACCTGTATCTATATTAGGAATATCAATATTCATAGATGGTATACCTCCACCAGGCAATAGACCAACAGCATCGCCTGAAAAAAAACCTTGAACCTCTTCTTTTGTTTTTGTGTTATAAGGTTTGCCCATAAACTCAAAGACCTCATCGCCTCTTTCTCTAGCACGTTTAAACTCTATCTCAAACATTTCTCTAATGCTCATATCAGCTTGTGCTTGACGCTCATCAAAACCTTCTGGCTTAAGTATATCACGCATGTATTCTTGTGTTGGACCAAGACCTGACATAGGAGAACCAACTCCACCTCTGATTGCTTCGTAAATTTTTCTAAGGTTGCTTTTATCTTGCATATTTTAAATATTTTACTTTATGAAAACTTAGTTCTCTTTCTTCTGTCTGACATAACTGCACCACAGCCTTTATGCATACGAGATACTATACCACCATCTTTCTTTTTTAATATAGTCTTAACATTGGTTGGTTTGCCACCGGGATTACTGGCCGCACGTTTTCTACTAACTGCACTACGCCTTTGAGCTGCTGTCATGGCTTTAGCTTTGGCTCTTGGTACACACTTTGGATACTTTCTTTTGCTACTTTTAGCAGACTTACGACCACACTTTTGAAACTTACCTTTTTTCTTAGGTGCACCTATGTCCACCCAATCTCCCTTTGGCCCTTTACCAAACCATTCAGTTAAGCCTCCAGTCGGTTTAGCCATTATCTATATCCACCACCACGTTTTTTGTAAGTTCTAACAAGCCAAGCATTAGCATATGCGCTTGGATATACTTTAAATTTTCTTTTAGCTTCAGCCTTTACCCTAGAATATAATGATGGATTAGTAGGCGTAGCTCCTTTTTTCTTAGTTGTTTTTCTTTTTTTTGCAGGCATATTTTGCTCCCGATTATAATGTTAAGGTGATATCACCATTAGTTTTAATACTTATATTACCAAGTTCTGCGCTAGCTTCAAACCCATGTGGATCTACAGGCGTGTGTAAATCTACCCATTTGTTGCCAGTATAGACTTGCAATACGCCAATAGATGTATTCCAAATGATATCTCCAGCGTTAAAATTTAGTATGCCTATTTGAGCATCAGTAAACTGAGGCGTGCTATTAGGATCAAATTGATTGAGATTTAATTCTAGTATTCTTACTAAACGATTAAAAACTGGCGCGTCTACATCATCGACTGCTAATGGTAATCTAGTGTTAAGAAGCTTTGCCATTTATCTTCTACCATCAGTTCTTATATCAAATCTATTTACTCCTAGTCTCCATTTAAAACCAAGTCTTGCTCCTGTATCAGCATCATCATCAGATTGCACTCTTAATACCATTTGTCTGCCTCGTGCACGAACAAAACTTTGTTGTGTAGAGCTTGTAATATTGTTGGTTGAACTTGTAGTTAAGCTTTCTCCCGGAAAATTTCTAGTTTTTAAAACAAAGTTTATTTGTCCTGTAGTTGGAGTGTCACCAAAAAATTTAACATCAGGAATAATTCTGCTAACAAATCCAAACTGTTCGCCTTGTTCTATGTCCATATCACCAGATTCAATAAATACATTATCCATTGGCACACCGTCTGCATCGTCTCCACTTTCATGGTTGTATAAAATACTGCTGTTACTAGATCCTTCAGTAGCAAGAGGATTATTAAATATACCTTCGTCTAACCAAGCTGTTCTAGATAGTTGACCTATGCTCCAAACATTCTCTAAGTAGTTATAATTAATGTATCTGTCAATATCATCACTACCGCTAGATGCATAAAACCATCCTATTTCATTAAACTCTTTATTGCTGAAAGCAAATATTTTAAAAGACTGAGTATTGTTTAAATCGTCTAAAACGTAATTTAAGACGCTACAAGGCACTCTTTGAACTGAGCCAGTGTATTTGTAGAAACCATCTCTTGCCATCCAATACACGCCATCTGGTGCGTTTACAGCAGCACTTGGCGATATCATGCCAACATTTTCGTTAATGAGGTTAACACCAAAGGTAAAAGGCGCACCTACAAACTGCATTGAGTATAAAGATGTGTCTGTCCAAACAAGTATTTCTTGTCTTGCTCTAAGACCGCCAACTATCTGTGAGCCTGAAGAAAGTCTTATGTCACCTGCTGTATTAGTAGCAGTTGGCCCCCACTCTGTAGCACTTTCTTGGTCGCTAAATGCTATTAGCAAAGGATCGGACGATCCAGTTCTAGCACTACCAACTATTGGGTCAGCACCTAAAACTATGATATGTCTATCAATATCACTAACGATGGTTTGCAATCCAACGGTGGGTGCTAAGTTTGCGCCAGCCAATGATGTTATGTTGACTGCTCTAGTGCTTAGTCCAGATGATTCGTCCCAAAAGAAAATACCACCAGCTCTTGGATTAATAATTAAGTCTTCACCAAACGCATCATGTGACCACAATCTTAATTGATTAGCAAAACTAACAGCAGCTGCAGACCCCCAAGTACCATCTCCCCAGGTGCTAACTCCCCAACCTGTTGATGGCAGGTAAACATTAAGTCCAGTGTTAATTTGATATTTACCTACAACTGAACTACCGCCATTGCCACTATCAGATGAATTGGCTGTAACTGTAACCCCACTGGTGTTCTTCGCAGTTATTGTATAAGAGTTAGCATTTACTATGGTTACTATCTGATACTCTTGATTAAGTACATTTGAATTTACATTACCGCCCAAACTAGATGCTCCACTGAAAGTCACAAAATCATTTGCTACTGCACCATGAGCAGTGTCTGCAACTGTGACGGTTGAAGATCCATTGGTTGCTGAAAAAGTTACATCACCTGCCGCTGTTGTAGACCTAAGTGGAGTTATATCATTAAAACTATTACCCTCTTTTACATAATATTTTAAGTTTGTTCCCATACCTAAATATTGAGTTGAGTCAAGAGCCACCCATCCTGTTAGCGCACGGCAAGCACCTAAGAAAGTATTAATAGTATTTTTTGTCCA